CCCCGATCGCCTTGAAGCCATCAACGAAGAACTGTCCGATCGCCTTGAGCGCATCTCCGATCTGATCGCGGAATGTGTAAATCGCAACGCCGGCGGCCACCAGCAACGCAATCCAGCCGACAGGGCCAGTGAAGACAGCGGCGATCGCGGCCAGGAGCCCGCCGCTGCCAGTCAACGCACCAATCAGCGAGCCGATCGTTCCCACCAGCCCGGTCAGCATTGCGCCGATCTTGAGGCCTCCGATCACGGCGCCGAGCTGCACCAGTCCAGGCGTGATGATGCCAAGCACGGGCGCAAGCGCGATCAGGCCCACGCCCAGAGTCGTCACCAGCCCGACCACCGTCTTCAGTGGCCCTGGCAGGTTGTTGAACACCGGGATGATCTGGTTGCCAATGATGTCAGCGGTGGCCGTCAGCAACCCGATCAGTGGAGTCAGCCCAGCCTCGAGCAGCGGGCCGGCTGCCTTCTGCGCGTCGTAGAACTTCTCGCCGAGGGTGTCCATGGCGCCAGCGAATCCACCAGCGGCAGCCAGGGACGCGCCGCCATACTGCTTCTCCAGCTCCTTGAAGATCAGCTCCTGCGCTCCGGCGACATTGCCGGCCTCCTCCATGCTCTTGATCATTTCCTTCTGAGCATCCGTGAACTGAATGCCAGAACGACTCAGCGCCGACACTCCCTGAGATGGAGCATTGAGCGCTTTGGCCATCTGCATCAGCGCAGACGACACATCAGTGCCGGAAATCTGCGCCACGTCTGACGCTGCCCTGGCGACTCGCTCGTATTGATCGACGCCGATGTTGCCGAACGAAGTCAGCAGCCCGAAGCCCTTGTTGAAGTCCTCCTCGTTGAACAGGGTCTGTTCGCCCAGGTCCGACGCCAGCTGCTTGAGCGGCTCCAGCTGCTGCGGAGCATTCCCGCCAAGGTTCTGGAGGCCTCTTTCAAGCGCCAGGATGTCGGCCTGATAGCTGCCGAACGTGTCCATCACGCCCTTAAGGGCACCGCCAGCAGCAATCGCGGTCAGCGCACTGGTCACGGCGCCAGCGCTGGTGGCCAGTCCTCCAAGGCCTTTGGACAGGCTGGAGGCCCTGTTCTGCACACCGCCCAGCGACTTGCCGAGCTTGTCGATGGAGGCCGCGCCGCTGACGTTGGCCTTGATCTGCAGCAATGCGCTCATCACTGCCATGGTTAGGAGCCTCCTGCCTTGCTGTTGATCAGGGTCCGGGCGTGGAGCTCCATCACCTGGATGTCCTCCATTATCGCAGCATTCACCTCAATGCCAAAGATGGCCGCGCTCTGCAGCACGGCCGGGTAGTCCAGGCCCAGGAGCCCGTTCGGCCCTGCCCGCCATTGCGTCAGGCATCGGCTGAACAGAGCGACTGCAGGCCACAGCTCAGCCCATAGCCGATACTCAGGCGGCTTCAGGTGGTGTGGCTCCAGGATCACGCCATAACGCGCCGCATCGGCCTCCAGTTGTGTTGTGTCGCCCTTGCCGCTGAGCAGGTGGTCAACGGCGCCTGTCAGTTTTTTGCTCGTGCCTTCCTGTCAGCTTCAAAGAAGGTCTCGACTAGGGCATCAGCAACAGCAGCACGATCCAACAGCTGCGCCTTCGTGCTGGCGGTCATCTCGATCGGCTCGCCATCAACGGTGGTGATGCCCTCCCAGCCGGCCAGAATCTCATCGGCAATCTGCCGTGTGGGAATGTCCTTGATCTCCTCGCCTCGGCGGATTGCAGCCTGTAAAGCTGAAACCTGCATCCCGGCTTCTTCGATCCGGGTCTGCGTCAGCCGGTTGAAGATTGCGGTGAATTGATGCGTGCGGATCTTGCCGCCATCGAGCACCTCACGGATCGAAACAGGGTGCTTAAACGTGGGCGACTGTTCGAGTACGAAGCTCATTGATTGTCAGGGGGTGGTGTGAACCTGGATCAGGTGAATGCCAGGCTGAAGTCGTCGTTACCCGCCGAGGATGGCAGGCAGCGGAACGGCAGGGTGATGTGGGTCACGCTGTCGGATTCCACATAGCTGGGGGAATCGAAAGCGGCCTGGTCAGCCGTGAAGGTGATGATGTTGCCGCCCGTGCTGCCGTGAACCCAGGTAATGGTCGCCTCGGTCTGAGCGTTGACGGCAGCGATGAAGTCCTTCGTGGCGAACGCAGGCAGCTCGATGGTGATCGAGCCGGTGGTGCGGCGATCGGTCAGGCGCACCTGTTTGGTGCATCCCGCCTTTTGCTCGAAGGTCATCTCAGTGCCGAGGCTCAGGCTGAACTCCGTCATGCAGGCGGAGAAGCCGTGAACGGTCACGGTCGCGGTGTTGTCAGCATTGACCGAGAGCGGTGTCGCCTGATTGCTGTAGGTTTCAGACGGGCGCGACAGCGCAGTCGGGGCCGCGAAGATGCCCATCTGCGAAAACGCAATCGTCGGGATTGCGCCGACCGACATGCTGATGTCGAACGAGCCACGGATGCCGGTGATGGCCTGCTCGCTGCCGTTGTCGATGAAGAACTGCATCGTGTAGCTGTCGAAGCTATCGCTCACCGGCGCGTAGGTGACGCTGGTGTCGGCCACGATGGTTTCGCTTAAGCCGCAGGATGTCAGGAGCGGGCTGTAACGAGGGGCAGTGCCAGCAGTGCCAGAACCGGCCATCTCGACCGTTGCGCTGATCGGGACGGAACGCTGCCCGACGACGCTCTCACGACCACCGAAGTAGCTCTGGATTGTCTCGCGCTCGATCAGCTCCATCTCCAGGGGCGTGACATCGAGCTCGGTGAACAGCAGCGCATCAGTCGCCGCTGGTGTGGGATTGGTGCCGTAGGTTGACTCGGCCTTCACCAAGGCCAGACGGTTTCTCCACAGGGCCATTGGTTACTCCGGGTCGGGAACAGGGGAAGGCTCCGGCTCATTCTGACAGGCCACGGGGGCAGGGCAGACAAGGGGCTCTGGCTCCGGCAACGTCTCACCCGGCTGCGCTGTTCGCCTGAGACAGACCCACTCGTTGTTCATCAGTTCATACGATCCGCCCTCTGTTGGCCGTGGCGGGATTGTTTGGGTTGACTTCTTGGCCATGGGCAGGATGCGATGCCCAACGGTATCAAGCCTGCGTCAGGTCGCCCTCCCGAGTTCGGAACTGCACCTCGTAGGTGTGGACCCACCACATGCTGCTTAGATCGCCCGGATCCAGCTGCGGATCGTTGTTCGTCGGCACGATGTCAGTGGCCAGTCCGCCGATGGTGGTGTCAGCCATGATCAGCGCATGGGCAGACACGATGATCGGATCGACCAGCTGGTCGGGGATGTCGCCCCTGGTGTGAACGATCACCTCCACATCCATGGTGTGGTGCAGCTTGCAGGTGCTGTGCCGCTGCGCACGACCAGGCCCAGGCTGCACGATCAGCACCGGGGCCTCTGCGCGGGCGATGGCTGCAGCGCGGCTGCGATAGACCGCCGTGACGCCACTGGTGCTGCCCAGGGTGGTGGTCAGGGCTGAGAGGATCTGCTCGCGGATGCTGGCCATCAGGCGCGCACCTCAACGGCGATCACTCGGCCACGCTTCAGGGTGATGTCCGTGGTGTTGCTGTGGTTGGCGATCAACATTGACACCTCATCGCCATCATCCAGCTCGACCATCCAGGAGGTCACCAGCTTGGCCTCCTGAGCGCCGCTGCCGGTGAAGGCACGGCATTCGCTGTTGTCGATTGCCACACCGTTCTTGGCCAGCTTGATGCCCAGGGTGCTGTTGTTGCCATCGGTGGCATCGATGCTGCCATAGACCCTGAACAGCTTCGTCGCGCCACAGTCGTTCTTGAGGCCAAAGGCATCAGTGGTGCCGAGCACCATCCCATAGGCCGTGTCGCTGTCCAGCGTGGCTGTCAGGCCGGTGGTGACGTAGGTGCCTTGTGTGGTGATGTCGATGGTGCCATCGGTCATCTTCGAGCACTGGCCACGGATGGCCACGCCGTCGATGTAGTAGCTCAGGCCTGACCATGCGGTTGTGCCGTCGCCGATCTTGTAGCGCCTGTTATCGGTCTCAACGCCGATCTCACCCGCCAGCATCACCGGATCAGCAGCTGTCCAGTTTGCTGCCGTGTCGCTGCGGAGCTTGAAACGGGTGAAGGTGGTCATGCGCCGCCGCCGTTCAGGACGTTGCCGTCAATGTAGGTCGTGCTGGCGCTGCCTCCATCCATCACCACTGTGCTGGTGGTGCCCACGCTGTCGCCATCGAGCACCACTGGGTCGGACGTGTTCTGCTGCGGAGTGGCCAGCCGCTCCAGAGTCAGGCTGCAGAATGCCCCGTCGTCAATCAGCATCGGCGGTCCGACCAGCCTGTAGGGGTAGCCGTCGACGTTGACGCCAGCGCCGTGCGTCAGGTCGCCAAACTCATCGGCGCGACAGATCACGGTGTAATCAGTGCTCACCACCATGCCGCCGGCAATGGTCTCACTGGGCATGTCGAGGATGCCAGTGCTCGACACAGCACCAGCAACAACCGGCACGGCGAACTCAGCCGTGCTCAGGAACAGATCAAGATCTTCGGTGAAGGCCATCAGTTCAAGGCCTGCTCGATCTGCTCACGGCTGGTAAAACCCCAAGCCGCAGCAGCTCCGGCATTCCATTCCCTGCGGATCACCGGCTCCACGTAGCCAGTATCGCCAGGCTTGAGACTGCTGTCATAGTCG